GCAGAAAGTCGATCTCCGACTGGTGTAGGAGTTACTGTAACTGTTGCGTCTCCTGTCACAAGACAAATAACTAATACAGATGTTGACGCTGTTATTGTTACTTTAACTTGGCCACAAATACAAGTTCTTGAAGATGATGGCGACATAAGAGGTGACGAAGTTGATTATAAAATTCAAATTCAATACAATAGTGGTGGTTTTAGCGACATAATTACAGATTCAGTTAGCGGTAGAACTGCAGACGCATACGCCAGAGATCATAGAATTACTATAACTGGTGCATTTCCTGTAGATATAAGAGTCGTAAGAGTTACTGCAGATAGTACGAGTACTCAGAGATTTAATAGTTTTGAATTTACCAGTTTTCAAGAAGTTATTGACAATCAATCTACATATCCAAACAGTGCATATTTTGGTTTAAGAATTGATAGTAAACAATTCAATCGAATACCTCAGAGAACATATCGCCTGAGAGGAATAAAGGTACGCATACCAGCAGCTAACGGAGGTTTGACACCAACTGTAGATGCTGCAACTGGTCGCATTATTTATCCTAGCAACTACGTCTTTAACGGAGTTATGGGTGCAGCTGTCTACACAAATTGTCCAGCTATGTGTTTATTAGATTTATTAACCAACTCGAGATATGGTTTAGGAGATCACATAACAGACTCTAATTTAGATTTATTTTCCTTTGTAGCTGCCTCTAAATATGCAAATACTTTGGTTGATGATGGTCAAGGAGGACAAGAAGCTAGATTTAGCTGCAATGTAAATATTCAGTCTCCACAAGAGGCATTTAGCGCTATAAACAGTTTGGCTGGTGTAATGCGATGCATGCCAATATGGTCGGCAGGCAGTGTAACTATTTCACAAGATAAAGAACAAGACCCTGTCTTTATATTCAATTTATCTAACGTCGGTGAAGGTGGTTTTTCATATTCAGGCAGTAGTTTAAAACAAAGACATACAGTTGTTTCTGTAGCCTATTTTAATATGGATTCTAAAGAAATAGACTACGAAGTTGTAGAAGCTGACGCAGCAACACAAACTAAATTTGGATCAATTGTAAAACAAGTTTCTGCATATGCTTGTACTTCAAGAAATCAAGCTGCAAGACTAGGTAGATCTATCTTGTTTGCTGAACAAAATGAATCAGAAGTAGTAAATTTTACAACTTCAATAGATGCTGGAATAGTAGTCAGACCCGGAAATGTAATTGAAATTGCTGATCCTGTAAGAGCAGGTAGACGAAGGGGAGGCAGAATTGTAGCTGCAACAACTACAGAAATTACTATAGACGCACTAGCTGAAACAACAGTGCCAGCATTGAACGATAATCCTACTCTTAGCGTTATGTTGCCAGACTCAAGTTTTGAACAAAGGACAATATCGAATATTAGCGGTACAGGAGTTTTAACTGTCGATCCAGCTTTTAGCTCTGCACCAAATGTAGGCTCTCCATATTTACTTTCTAGTACTACCTTAGAAACACAACTTTTTAGAGTTATTGAAGTACAAGAAACTGACAGAGTAAATTATTCTATTAGTGCTTTGTCTTATGTTCCCGGAAAATATGCGTTTATTGAAGATGGAACTGCACTGCCGACAAGAACTGTATCTGTTTTAGACGCACCAGCATTACCCCCAAGTTCATTAACGATTACAGAAACAACAGTTGTTATAAATAATATTGCTAGAAGTAAACTTATAGTTGATTGGAAACCAGTAGACGGAGTTACTCAATATCAAGTTAATTACAAATTAGAAAATGGAAATTTTGTCACACAAATAGTTTTTTCTAGTGACTTCGAGTTATTAGATACAGTGAAAGGTTTATACACGTTTGAGGTATTTTCTTACAATACTTTATTGAGATTATCAGCAAATTCAGCAACGGCTACTTTTACCGCTGTAGGTAAAACTGCATTACCTGAGAACGTAAGCAATCTAACAGTAGAGCCAATAAATGAACAGTTTGCAAGATTACGCTTCACTCAAGCTACTGCTATTGACGTTTTACATGGAGGTCGAGTTTACGTTAGGCACACAAATTTGACAGGAGGTTCTGCAACTTTCCAAGCTGCGCAAGATGTTATAGAAGCTGTTGCTGGTAACGTCACAGAAGTTATTGTACCAGCTTTAGCAGGGACTTATTTATTAAAATTTCAAGATGATGGAGGTCGTTTTAGTTCTACAGCTGCAAGTGTTCCTTTATCATTAGTTGATATTTTAGATTCTATTGTTGTTAAAACAGACAGAGAAGATACTGACGGAACACCCTACAATGGTACTAAGTCAAACGTAGTTTATGACAGTACTTTAGGTGGTTTAAAACTAATAGACCCAACGGCAAATGCGACTGGTACTTATGACTTTGTTGATACATTAGATTTAGGAGCTACTTTTTCTTTAGTTTTAAAAAGACATTTTCAGGGAGTAGGTTTCTACACAGGAGATCAATTTGACAATAGAACAGACAATATCGACACATGGACTGATTTTGATGGCTCGATTGCTAATGAAGCAAACGCAAAAATAGCTGTACGAACTACAACAGATAATCCCTCAAGTTCTCCCACATATTCATCTTTTAACGATTTCGCTAATGGAACATTTAAAGGTAGAGGATTTCAATTTAGAATTACTTTAGAAACGTCAGACACTGCACAGAATATGAATCTACAACAAGCAGGCTATACGGCTACAATGCCATCGAGAACTGAGCAATCGTCTGTAATAGCATCAGGTTCAGGTGCTAAAGCAGTAACTTTTAGTTCATCATTTTTTGTAGGTACCTCTGGACTTGGCAATCTAAATAGTTTTTTACCATCTGTTAACATTTCTCCACAAAACATGGCCACAGGAGATTATTTTGAGCTTAGTAGTATAACTGGAACTGGTTTTACAGTTCATTTTAAGAACTCAAGTAATGCTAGTATTGATAGGAACTTTACCTACAGCGCTGTTGGTTTTGGTAAAGGAGGTTAACATGGAGGAAATTAGTATTTAACTGTGGCTGACGTAACAAACTACACTATTGAGAATGCTTCAGGAGCCAACGTAAGAACTGACCTGAATAATGTTTTTTCCGCAATACAATCTAATAATTCCAAATCTAGTGATTTATCTAGTAGTCAATGTGTAGCGGGAATGCATTTCCTAAATACAACAAGCAATATTTTAAAAATACGAAATTCTTCTAATAATGGATTTACAGAAATTGGCAATATTGATTCTGCAAATTTAGGTTTATTACCTAAAGCTGGCGGAACTATGACAGGTGCGCTTCTTATAGACGATTCAAACAGCGCCTCAACACCAGCATTAAGTTTTGATACAGACACAGACACAGGTTTATTTAGGAAAGCAGCAAATATTATGGGATTTTCTGCTGCTGGTACAGAAAGATTATTTTTCGATTCTAATGGTCTAACTTTACAAGCACAAAATGATTTGAGGTTCGCAGACAATGACAGTTCACATTATGTAGGATTTCAAGCACCAGCTACAGTTTCATCGAGTCTTACTTGGACATTGCCTTCAGCAGACGCTACAGTGGCAGGTTATGCTTTAGTTTCTGATGCTTCAGGTACTTTGAGTTGGGCTGCTGCAGGTGCTGGCGCTCAAGGTGCTGGAAGTGACAATATTTTTTGGGAAAATGACCAAACAGTTACACAGAGTTATACTATTACCAACGGACAAAATGCTGGCAGTTTTGGTCCAATTACTATACAATCAGGTGTAACAGTTACAGTTGGTGCTGGTGAAACTTGGACAGTTGTTTAAACTATGAGCACATTAAAAGTCAACAGCATAATACCAGTTGCAGGTGTACCAACAGGCGGTGGTGGTGGAATAATTCAAATAGTGCAAAAAGTAAAAACTGACATTTCTAGTATTACTTTGGGTGAAGGAGTACAAACTGATTTGACAACAGCAGGTGTAAGTAATTTAAATCCACAATTAACTTGCACAAGTTCAAGTAGTAAAGTTTTAATAATACCTTTTATTACTTATGGTGTGAATAATACAGGAAATTTATACTTGACAATAACTGTTGACGGAAGTGTTACAACATTTAGGGGAGACGCAAGTGGTAATAGGCAAAGAATGTCAGCATCACAAAGACCGGGATCTTCAACAACTACTTCAACTGTTTCAACTATGTTTTTATATAGTCCGGGTGACACTAACCAGCATACATATGGCGTGGCTTTAAGTCATGCAAATGACATAAGCCAAACAATACAAATTAATCAAGGAGTTTCTACACCAAACGCAGCATATGAAGCTACTGGTGCTTCTTCAATAACACTAATGGAGGTGTCAGCATGATTACTTCCATGTATAATCTAATTAAAACCTGATTATGGCCTTAGATCACGAAGCAATAAGAAAAGCCTACCCAAACGCTGTAACTATTGATGACAGTGCAGGAGCTTTTGACGCAAGCGGTAACTCTGTATCTTTAGATCAAACTAAAATAGATGCTGCACGAACAACTTTAAATAATGAAGCTGCTGCAACTTTATATCAACGACAGAGAACAGGAGAAGCTGGCACGACAGACACAATATACCCATCAATAGGAGATCAATTAGACAATCTTTATAAAGATATTCTCGCTGGCACGCTTACTTCAAGTGGGACATTTGCAAAAGCAATTGAAGCAGTAAAAGCTAAATATCCTAAGCCATGAGTACTTTAAAAGCTAATACTATAACTAAAGTGTCCGGCTCAGAAATAACTTTTTCTGATGATGTCGTTCTCTCAAATGATCTTACAGTAGCTAATGATTTTAAGTTAGATGCTGGTTACGGCTCAAACCAAAAGATTTATGGTGTAAGAGTTTGGTGTCAAATAAACAGCAGTCATACTATTCAAGGTAGTGGAGGGATTACTTCAGTATCTGACAATGGAACTGGTAATGCGACTTTTAATTTTTCTATCACACTGCCTGATTCTAATTATTCGGTAGTTACTGGAACTAATCTTGGAAGTGGCACTTCTAATGTACAACTTGTTAGTATTGGTACAACCAGTTTTCAAGGTATAATTCGTTATTATAATCTTTCTGCTTATGATGCAACAATAACAATGATGGTGGTTAGGTAAAATGAGCAAAATTATTTACTTACAAGATAATGGAGTAGTTTCTGTTCTTCAGCCAGTATTAACAGAAATAAATCTAGCTACAGGTAAAACTTGGACTTTAGAAGAAATCGCAAAAAAAGATGTTCCTACAGGAAAAAAATATAAAATAGTAGAAGATTCTGACATTCCAACAGATCGAAACTTTCGAGATGCTTGGACTGTTTCAGAATCAGATTTAACTGACGGAGAAGGCTCATGAGTATTATTAAAACAGA